AGGACTAGACTTTAAAAATGAGTGGTTTAAGACTACACCTCAGAAAGCTAAAGAAATAATGGAGAAAGCTTATGAAGAAAGGTAAACCTTTTGATAAATGCTTTGTAGATGCTGACAGCTTAATATACCGTATTGCACTTAAGACTGATATAGGCCTAAGTAAAGCTATGGACTACTACGATAAAGCTATTGAAGATATTGAGTGGGCTACTATAGCTGGAGAAACCAAAGTAGCACTCAAGGGTGATGGTAACTTTAGGTATGGTATCGCAGACGACTATAAGGCAAGACGTAAAGTTGACCCCGAAGCAGGTGACCCGAATCCTGTTCTAACAGAGAGGCGTAAAGAGCTTAACGAATATGCTTATAGCCTTGGGCACTTCCAGTCAGACAATTGTGAAGCCGATGATGTAGTTAGTATCTGGGCACAAGAGGCTATGGATGCTAATGAGAATTATGTAATAGCTCATATAGATAAAGACATTGACATGGTAGAAGGTTGGCATTACAACTTCACCAAAGATTCTCTATACTATGTGGATGAAGCACAAGGCTGGTACAACATGTGCAAGCAAATGCTTACAGGAGACTCTACTGATAACATCCAAGGCTTAGTGGGCATCGGCCCTAAGAAAGCAGAGAAGCTGCTAGAGGATGTACCTAGAGACAGTATGCTAGCTAAGGTGCAAGAGGTGTGGCAAGAGGCTCACCCTGAGGACTGGCACGATAGGCTAGAAGTATGCTGGAACCTACTGTATATGCGTAGGACTTGGGACGGTTTTCGTAGGTTAACCATTGAGGATACCTTAGATGCTAAAGTTTAGATCAGGGCTAGAGAGCGCCTTTAGTGAAGCGGTAGGAACCAAAGACTTTGACTATGAACCATACAGGCTACCTTATGTAATTAATAAGAAATATGTACCTGATTTTATTGACAAACGTACAGGTGCTATGGTAGAATGTAAGGGCTTCTTTCGGGTAGGAGATACCCAGAAGTATAAGGCAATACGTGACGAAATAGATAGACCTCTTATCTTTGTTTTCTCTGACTCACGTAAGCGCCTTAGGAAAGGTTCTAAAATGAACCTAGGCGAGTGGTGCGATAAAGAAGGTTTTGAGCATTTCACTATGAAAACAGTTGACAAGCTATTGGAGCATTTGCAATGTCTAGCACCTTTGAAGAAATAAGAGAGCAAATACTTAACAACTATGATGTAGACTTCTTGTGTGAGTTGCTAGGTATTACAAGTGAATCCTTAGTTGACCGCTATGAAGACCAGATAATGAAAAACTTAGAACTGTTTGAAGAGGATACAAAAGATGAAGCCTAAGGACTGGTTAGTTATTAAAGAAGAGTGGGTAGAAGGTAACAAAGAAGACAATGGTTTTGAAATGAATACTATAGTCTTCTGTGGGACATTAGATGAATGTGTAGTTAAGGTAGAAAATGAGGATGATTCTAGTGTTTTTGACTATGAAGGTAATAGGACAATACACTACTACGTGCATAAAGACGAAGCAAAGTTAAGAGGGTATACAAAAGATGACTGATGCACTTAAAGACCAAGTAGGCGGCAACCACTACACTGGTATGAAGCAGCAACCGCTAGAGAAAACCTTTAGCACCTATGGCTACGAAGGTGTCAAACATGCTATCTATACTAAGGTAGACAAGTATCTGACTAGAGATAAGGGTACTGACAGGCAAGACTTGGAGAAAGCTATACACTGCTTACAGTTGCAGTTAGAGTTTTTCGATAAGAACTCCGAAGACCGCTTTAACCTTAACCCTAACTTCTTTAGCAAGCAGCCAATAGACGGTAATAAATAATGACTCAACTTATGAAAATGCTGACAGCACATGAGGGTGTAGAGACTCACGCTTACCAGTGTACAGCTAACAAGACCACAATAGGAGTAGGGCGAAACATTGACCCTGATGGTGGCCTAGGGCTGAGTAAGCGAGAAATACAGTTCTTACTAGCCAATGACATTGAGCGTGTTGAAGACGAGTTGTACAAGAGTCACCCTTGGGTTATGCGTATTGGATGTGTGCGCTTAGATGCTATGATAAACATTTGTTTTAACTTAGGCTTACCTAGGTTCAATAAGTTTGTCAAAGCTATCTCAGCAGGGCAGAACGGAGACTGGGATAAGTCAGCCAATGAGTTCTTAGATAGCAAGTGGGCATCTCAGGTAGGCAATAGGGCCATAGAGGTTACGGAAATGATTCGTACAGGCGCTTACCAAAAGGAATACTAAAGTTATCCTACAGGTAAATATAAGGAGTTCTTTACATGAAATTTGCACCAGCGTTAACTGTAGTATTTATAGTTTTAAAACTAACTAATTACATAGAGTGGTCTTGGTGGTTAGTCTTAGCGCCTATACCAGTAAGCATTGTAGCGTTGTTTTTTACTTTACTTCTTATAGAATTGTCTAAGCAGGCTAGGGGTAAACGCGGCATAAAACGGTATGACGATAATTGAACATATAGCTATGAGGAGCATTTAAAATGAAAGCAGAATACATAAGTCACATGGGTGACGACCTTACTGTAGTTAATGCTGCTAGGGTATCCTTTGATAAGGAAAGTGAAGAGGTAAGCTTTGGTGATAGGAAGCTAATTAAGTATCTCGCTGACCACGGGCATTGGACACCATTCTCACACCCTCAGATAACCATGCGATACACAGTGCCTATCTTTATAGCACGACAAGAGTTTAAACATATCGTAGGCTTTACACGTAATGAGGTGAGTCGTAGGTATGTTGATAACGAACCTGAGTTCTTTACTCCAGAAGTGTGGAGGGCTAGGCCGGAAGGTAGCGTTAAGCAAGGTAGCGGTGGAGAAGTTGAAGACTGGGAGTATGTTGAAGAGGCTTATGAGATATGTGTAGAAATAGCTCACATAGGTTATCAGAAATTACTAGACTTAGGAGTAGCACCAGAGCAAGCCCGTATGGTCTTACCTCAGTCTATGTACACCTCATACTACATAACAGGCTCACTATCAGCCTTTGCACGTATGGTTAAACAGCGAAGCGACCCACACGCTCAAGTAGAAATACAAGAGTTAGCTGGTATGGTAGACAAAGTAATTAGACCTTTGTATCCTATATCATGGAAAGAATTAACAGGAGAGTAGTAAATGAAAGGTCAGATAAGAGGTTTAGCTTTAGAGCTTTTACGTCAAGAGTGTGTTTCAGACTTAGATGCTGTAGGAGAAGCACCTGAGAGCCTAGAGGCTGTAAAGAAAGCAGAGACTTCTTGTGGGGCTTACGATAAAGCATTACATAACAAAGGGGTAACTAATGATACTTAAGTTTAGTACGGCAGGTTGTAGTCCATGTTACGCCTTAGGTCTAGTATTGGATAGCATGATGGTGGAATATACAGATGTAGACATAAGTGAGAAGGTTTCTATGGCTATTGAGTATAGAGTAATGAGCGTACCAACCTTAGTTAACACTGAGACAGGCGCTAGACTCGTAGGGTTTAATGATAAGAAAATACTAGAGGAATGGTTGAATGACAATCAAGGTTAATTACACACGCAACGAATTACTATCTGACCAAGCCTTTACGCTACTATCAGACTATTACTGCCGTGAGGGTGAAGACCCCCAAGACGCTTATGCAAGAGCAGCTACAGCCTTTTGTAAAGCAGACACAGACTTAGCTCAACGAATCTATGACTACGCCAGCAAAGGTTGGTTTATGTTTAGTTCGCCTATCCTATCTAACGCCCCTAAGGAGGGGGAGAAAATAAATGGACTACCTATTAGTTGTTTCCTTACTTATGTGCCTGATTCCTTGGATGGTCTTATCGGACATAGCACCGAGCTTAGGTGGCTCTCAGTTAAAGGTGGTGGAGTGGGTGGTCATTGGTCTGACGTTCGCAGCGTTAGTGATGTGGCTCCTTCACCAATACCTTTCCTAAAGACTGTTGATAGTGATATGACAGCGTACAGGCAAGGTAAGACTCGTAAGGGTTCTTATGCAGCTTACATGGACATTAGCCACCCTGACATAGTAGAGTTCATTAACATACGTGTACCCACAGGTGGCGACCCCAACCGTAAGGCTTTTAACTTACATAACGCTGTCAACCTAACAGATGCCTTTATGGATACTGTACAAGCTGGTGGCCTTTGGGACTTAATTGACCCTGACGATAAGACTGTACGTGACACTATACCAGCGCGTGAGTTATGGGAGCGTCTAATTGAGACTCGCTTTAGAACAGGCGAACCTTACTTAAACTTTATTGATGAAGCTAATAGATTCTTACCTGCTTCCATGAAAGAGAAAGGTCTTAAGATTCACGGGTCTAACCTATGTAATGAGATTCACTTGCCTACGTCAGAAGATAGAACAGCAGTGTGTTGTTTGTCTAGTGTTAACCTAGAGCATTATAATGAGTGGAAAGATACCACTATGGTAGCTGACTTAATAACTATGTTAGATAATGTTATTAGCTTCTTTTGCTTCCATGCGCCCAAGGAGCTACGTAGAGCTATCTACAGTGCCACACAAGAGCGCTCACTAGGACTAGGGGCAATGGGGTTCCATAGTGCCTTACAACGCTTAGGTGTACCGTGGGAGTCTCCTATGGCTGCTTCATTGAATACGGAGATGTTTACACACATTAAGGCACAAGCAAGAGCTGCCTCAGTGTACTTAGCAGAAGAGCGTGGGGCTTGCCCTGATGTAGCTGGAGTTCGTAACTCACACTTACTAGCTATAGCGCCTAATGCTAACAGTAGTATCATTGCTGGTTGTAGTGCAAGCATTGAGCCTTTGAAGTCTAATGCCTTTACGCATCGCACTAGAGTAGGTGCACATTTAGTTGAAAATAAATATCTAGCTAAGGTATTAAAAGGTTACAATAGTGACCCTGTATGGCTAGCGGCTCAATGGAAGTCTATACTCTTACATGAGGGTAGCGTACAGCACCTAGACTTTATGGAGGACTGGGATAAGCAAGTATTTAAAACTGCCTTTGAGCTAGACCAAAGATGGGTTATAGACCATGCAGCAGGTAGACAGCCTTACATTTGCCAAGGGCAGAGTGTTAACCTATTCTTTCCCTCAGGTACAGATAAGGCCTATGTAAATGAAGTACACCTAAGAGCCTTTAATAAGAAGCTCAAAGGTTTGTATTACCTACGAACTAGCGCAAGCTCTAAAGCCGACACAGTAAGCCTAAAGCCTACACGTGTTGCACTTAAGGACTTTGCTAGTAACCAAGATGATTCAGAATGTTTAAGTTGCCAAGGATAGAAGAGATATGAGTTTATTAACAGCGTCAGCAGCATACAAGCCCTTTAATTACTCCAGCTTTGTAACACAAGCTATTGAGCATGACAAGTTACACTGGGGAGAATGGGAGTGTGACTTACAAGAAGACGTTACACAATGGAAGTCAGGTAAGATAAGCGCACCTGAGAAGAACTTTATTACTCAGATACTTAGGTTGTTCACACAGTCCGATGTTATCGTAGGTGGCTCTTATGTGGACGTATTCTTACCACGTATTAAGAACAATGAAGCTCGTATGATGATGTTGTCCTTTGCACAGCGAGAGACTATCCATATGCGCTCCTACGCTTTGCTTAACGATACCTTAGGTTTCCCTGAGGCTGAGTATACAGCGTTTCTTGAGTATGATGCTATGGCTGAGAAGCTAGAGTTTATGCAGACCTTTGACCCCGACACTAAGCAAGGGTTAGCTAAGGCACTAGCACAGACTGTATGTAACGAAGGTATGAGCTTGTTTAGTGCCTTTGTAATGCTACTCAACTTCCAACGCTTTGGCAAGCTTAAGGGCATGTGTGAAATTGTAGAGTGGAGTATTCGTGACGAAACTATTCACGTTGCAGGTATGACTGAGTTGTTCCGTGTGTTTATCGCTGAGAATCCTGAGGTTGTTACAGATGAATTTAAACTATCTATCTACGAGATGTACCGCACTGCTGTTGAGCTTGAAGATAAAGTTATTGATTTGGCATTTGAAATGGGAGGTGTGGAAGGTCTTACTGCGAGTGAAGTTAAAGAGTACATTAGGTACATTGCGGATAGACGACTAACTAACTTAGGTCTTAAGCCTAATTGGGAAATTGAAGAAAACCCCTTACCTTGGTTGGACTGGGTACTCAATGGCGATAGCTTCAAAAACTTCTTTGAGGGTCGTGTGACTGACTATAGTGCTGACGGTATGTCCGGCACTTCATGGGGGTGGTAGTATGAAAGTTAACTTAGTTCTTACGGACGGTCAGAAAGAAGAAATTACAGTTAAATTCTTAGAGCAGCTACATAGCGACTTGAGTAGTGAACTTAGGGCGCACGACTTAGACCCTTACCTTGACCAACGTGACTTAATTGACGTTACAAGGTCAGCAGTAGCTATTGAAATTATAATGAAAGACTTACTGTTTGAAGAAGACTACTTAAAGTGGAAGGTACGCCACGGTATTGAAATGGCTATCTAAACTTTAGACACAAAAAAGCCCTACTTAAGTTTCCTTAGGTAGGGCTTTTTATTGCCTATGGTTTACTCTTCTTCTTCTTCGCCCGAATCCCAAAGAGCATTACCTAGTAACATAGACTCACCAGCCATTTTAGGTACTTGTAGGGCCGTGTCTAACCTAGAAGGTCTAGCGTCCGTATACTCTCTAATAGTCTCGTCACTTACCCTTCCTGTCTGCCCCTTGTCTAAAGTTATCTTACCTTTTTTATCGCCTGTCTTATCTGCTACAGCACGTAGGTCTGAATAGATTGGAGGACTTATTGTAAGCTCTCTGTTAGGCAACGCCCTTCCTAACACTTTACCCAGTACAGGCACTTTCTCCAAGAAATCATGTTGGTCTGACATAAATGACATAGCTTTGCGGTTAGGCATTATCTTAGTCATAACATTAATACCTCCCTCCACTACAGCACTACCTACCTGTGAAGACGTAAGCCATAGACCTCTCTCTTGTACCTCTTCTAAGGTTTTAGTTATCATACCAACACCTTTGATAGGGTTAGCTTTCATATGTAGGAATAAAGCCACTGGGTCGTCAGTACCTAGCTCAGTGTATAGGTCTTTTACCCTCTTGTGTGCTTTGTTCTTCATAGCTATAGCGTCACTGCCATGATTCCCACCAACACCTGTGTTCCTTTTAACAACTAGCTTATCTCCTGAGTTAGGGTCAATACCCCATAGCTTAGTAGCCGACTCAAACACAAACCCTAATTCTTCATCGGATACTTCTAAAGCTTTCTTGGACTTGGGCCCCCGTGAACCTGTAGAGGTAATAGTGCTTTTTTGTTGCTTTGCAGAGTTAATATAGTTTTGCTTTGTTAGTTGCTGCATACCACCATAGGATACAGACTCAATAACATTGTTAAGCACATCAGCTACCTTACCCTTACGTCCTGTTTGTGCAGTGATGTATTTATTATAGTTTATCTGAGCTACTGCTTTTTCTTTATGCCTATTAGCCTTACCTGTATTTCCTTTAGACCTTTCTAAGTAAGCTAAAGCCATTTCATCTTTAACTGTCTTTTGAGATACACTATTAATACCATGCTTATCATAGAGCGCCCTAGAGCTAGGACTAAAAGCCGCCACTAGCCCACCCTTGATACCGCTAGACGCCCAATCCGATAGACCCGTAAGTTTCTGAGCTAGAGCAAAAGCTTCTTTTTCAGTCTTGACCCCTTTTACGCCATAGTTAAGAAGTTTCTTTGTCAAGGAATTAAAGTTATCGGGCATATCCTTAAGGTTTTTAATCTCAGGCGCATAGTGGTTAGGTATGTAATTCTTAGCAGAGGCTATAGCCCTTTGTACTGGAGCTAATAAAGCACTAGGCAGCCCTAGCTCTAATGCTCCTACACCAGCAGCTAGGTTCTTAGCTATACGAGGGTTAGCCTTTAGATACGCAAGTCCGTCTTGGCCTAGCTCTGTCTCAAGAGCCTTTTGCATACCATACTCCATACCTTCATCTAAGAGGTCAGTAGCAGCGTCAGGGGTAACCATTTGGAAAGCTCCAGCAGCTATGCTACCTAAACCCTCCCCTCCCCTGCCTATCTCTCTTCCAATGTACTCGGCAGTAGTTATCTCCCCTTGATTCAGTCTTTTACTGTCTTCTTGGGACTCTTCATCTAAGCCCCCAAAGTCTGCCGCAAGTTTAGCCCATTCCTCTTGGGCTTCATCATACAAACTTTTAGCCATATCGCCTAGTAATCTCATAGTTTTTCCTAGTTATTAGCCGCAGCTTTCAAAGGTGGACGCTCTCTTTCGTCTTCCATTTCTTGTAATACAGATAATAAAATAACTCTGTCAGCCTTAAGTTGCTCTACCATTTCCCTACTCTTACTAGCTTTAATAGCCTTAGCTGTAGCTGTGAGCATTTCCCCTATACCCTTACGAGTAGCAGGAGCCTTAAGCATACGATAGCCCAATACTCCTGCACCTACACCTGCTAAAGCGCCTGTTGCGTAAGCAGCAAAACCCGATGTTACAAAGGAACCTGCGGCATTAGCCGTGGCAGCAAGAGCCAAAGGTGTGGTAGGCACATTAAGCTTTGTTGTGCGCCTAAGGTTTTGCCATTGTCTACCTATAGCATTACGAGCCTCAATTTTAGATTTATCCATAGTAACGTCCCATGCTTTATACATGATGTGTTGCTTACGTAATAGTCCTTTAACATCTACAGAAGGAACAGCAGCGTCTACAGTGTCGTTTAACATGTTACGTATTGCACTAACAGCTACTTTCTTACTGTTAACGTAGTCAGCTTCCATACGCTCAGGTTGATGCTTTTGAATGTACCTATCAAGCTTCTTACGTGCATCCAGCAAACCTAAGGTAGTTCCGTCTGACTCTTTAATAAACTTAACAGCAGTAGACATTAAATCATCAGCAAACTTAGGTGTTCCTCCAGCTAACGAAAAGCCTGTCTCACCTTTCAACGCTGTAGCTCTTGTTTCCAAAGCACCAGCAAGAGCCTTTATGTCTACCTTAGGGTTGCCTGCGTTTTTAATACGAGTTGTAAGCCTTTGGGCTGTTGCTGTTATTTCAGTGTATATAGTATTACGACTGTCAGTAAAGTTACCACTGGGCTTAAGGTTAGGAACTAAGGATGTTACGTCAATCATTTCAACATCAAATGGCCCTTTAACAGGTTCTATAGTATTGAAAAGACCTCTTGTTTCAGTAGGCATACCGTTAGGTGCATTTTCTGCGCTTTCGGGGTGTAAAGGTTTTAACATTTCCCATACACTTTCCTTCTTGTTCTCTATGCCAGCTTTTCTACCTGAGTCTAAAGACTTACGGCCTATATTGTTTAATGTAGAAGTGACAGGTAAAGCCTTAGAAGCTGGCGCACCTATAGCCGCTATATCAAAGGCTGCTCTTAGTTGCCTGTCTTCTGCTGGATTCTCTTTAGCCCAACCTAGGTATTTGCCATAACTTTCTGAGGCTAACCCAAGTGCTTTCTGTACCCAAGGTGTTTGACCTACGTTATAAGCAAGAGTTTTAAAAGTCTCTACCGTAGGTTTCTCAATAGCATCCGGAGTTATGTTACTTAACAGTTGACCTACAGAAGTAGCACCTGTACCTATCATACTTATAGCAGGTTTAATAAGAGTATCAGCAGCTTGATAAGCAGCAAACTGTTGTGGATTCTGAGGTCTAGTATCTTCGGAAGGGCCAGAGCTAAAAGGGTTCTGACCAGCTTGTGCTTTTTCCTGTACCACTTGACCCATATCAGCCATGTTCTGTCTATTAGCTTCCCCTGCGGCTGAAACAGCTCCCATCACACCTGAGGAAAACTGAGAGCCTATGTCGCTAAAAGGAGTCTGCTGTGGCGTGTAGCTAGTAGCCGCTTCCTTTTCTGCTGCTTGAGAAGTTTCTTTAAGACCGTCTAAGTAAGTAGCCCACTCATTAACAGCAGCATTATCACCAGCCGCGTGTGCGCCCCTAAGGGCACTTAAAGCTTGTTGTTCAGTATATTGTGCCATTATGTTACCTTACTTTATATACTTAAGAGCATTAGTTGATAGAGAAGTAGGTGTAGACTGTTGTGAGCTATAGTCAGGTACAGGAATATAGAAGTTCTTGGCTTTTTCCCAAGGAACACCGTTCTTACCACCTATGTCACCTAAACGGTCAATAATGCTATTGTGATTCTCTATTAAGCTAAAGTAACCTTCACGCTCAATGCGTAACAAGTTAGACATAGCTCCTTCATCCATAGTTATCTCACCACCGACAATCTGTCTTGCGTACTCTCGGTCAGCATCAGATAGACCAGTACCAGAACCAAAGGCTTTAATTACGTTAGCTACCGCAAGTCCTCGGTGAGCTAAGTAAGTTTCAGTGTTTGACACAATACCTTCAATTTCATCAGAAGCTACACCAGCAGCAATAAGAGCTTTACCAGCCTGTAGTTTAAAGTTACCTGCAAATCCAGAAACAATACCTTCGTTAAAGATTTGTGAGGAAGTGTTATTAACCTCTAAAGCCATTACAGCATCATTAGCTTTTTCACTATAAGTGGCATAATTCTGTACTTCTGTTCCTATCATTGCTGTTGTTATTTGGTCTAACTGGTTAACTTCTTCCGTTAACTGAGGTGCCATAGACAACGAAAGTTCACTAGGGAATACCCAACTCATTGAAGGTCTATCCCATACCTTACCACCTTTGTCAACACGGAAAGGTTTAGCAACACCAGAAGAGTCTTTAAAGAATTTTATAGTAGCTTCCTTACCCTCTATAGTAGCCAAGAACATAGAGTCAGACATGGTGTCATGCTTACCAGTAGCTATTTCTCTAATCATTGCAGCACTAGCACCATTTGTTATGGCTAATGAAATACGACCCTTACGACCTCCTGTCTGAATTATAGATAGTGTCTCTTGGTCTCGTATTGCTTTGGCTGCTTCTTTTAGATCACCTCCATTTTCTACCATACTAGCAGTGCTGCTAAGACCTAAGTTTGTAGCTTGAGTTACTAAAGATTCTCGTAAAGCTTGCTCTTTAACTTGCTCGGCTGCCAAAGCTTCTTTAGCTCTTTTTTCTTTTAGACCTTCTTTGCCTAAGTTTATTAACTCGCCACCTCTATCTACATAGCCTAGTTTAATAAGCTCGTTACCCATAGTCAAATTACTTTCAGGGGTTCCTTGAGTAAGCTCCATTCCATATTTAGCTTGATACTCTTTTTGTTGTGCATTTTTAGCTTCAAGTGCTTGACGCTCCGTATCAGCACCTCCAGCATTGTCGCCTAAGGCACGACCTAAGATACTACCGAACATACTGCCCATACGTGCCCGTTGTGGGTCACGCGCTCCTTGGGCAGCCTGATTCATTAGTTGTTGTTGCATATCCTGCTGTCGTTTGCTACGTTGCGCTAGTAGCTCGTCAACCGTAATGCCCTGTGTAAATAAACCTTGATAAGACATAATTATTTCTCTTTGTTTCTTTTATCTAAACCAGCTACCAATGTTAGCAGCACCACCAGCAGTACCAGCGTAAGCACTAAAGGCTCCACCTGCTAAGTTAAGCAAGTCATTAGGTTGGTAATTATCTCTATTAGCTTGAGCTTGTCCAGTTATTAGACTAATTCTATTACGTTCTGTATCCAGCTCATAGTTCTGAGCAGCAACATCACGCTGTAGGTTGTAGTTACGGTTGCCAGTAAGCATACCCATTTCATAGTCTTGTAGCTGTTGTTGACCAGCCATAGCCATTTTCTGTTGATTCAAGCCATAGTCTTGGTACTGTTGTTGCTGAGCAAGTCCATAGTTCTGCTGATTGAAACCATAGTCCTGACGTTGCTGTTGTTGTGCTAAGCCAAAGTTCTGCTGATTAAAACCATAGTCCTGTAGCTGCTGCTGTTGAGCAAGTCCATAGTTTTGCTGAGATACACCATAGTCCTGTAGCTGCTGCTGTGTAGCTAAGTCCATCTTCTGTTGGTTAAGACCGTAGTCCTGCATCTGTTGCTGCTGCTGTAGACCATAGTTCTGATTCTGGCCTTGAGTAGCTAACGCTAAGTTATCAGCTTGACCTAAGGTGTCTAGAGCTAAGCGGCTAGTGTTGAGACCATAGTTCTGAGTATTACTTAAGTTAGCTAATGATTGATTCTCACGTTGCGATAACTCAGCTAGGCTCTGACCTCTATCAGCTAGACCATAGTTCTGTTGTTGACCTTGAGCATCTAAGGCTAGACGACCTTTGTTAATGTCATAGTCTCTACTACTATTAAGTTCAGCTAGGTTCTGTCCTCGACCAGCCATACCGTAGTTCTGACTATTACTAAGTTCAGCTAGGCTTTGAGATCTGTTAGAGAGCATATAGTCGCGCTCTTGACCTTGGGAAGCTAAGTTAAACTGTGCTGAGTTAAGGCCATAGTCCTGAGCTTGGCCTGAGGTGTCTAAAGCTAAGCGACCTTGATTAAGGTTATAGTCCCTGTCTTGTCCTTGGGAAGCTAAGTTAAACTGTGCTGAGTTAAGACCATAGTCCTGTGCTTGTCCTGAGGTGTCTAAAGCTAAACGACCTTGGTTGAGACTAAAATCTCTATCTTGACCTTGAGAAGCTAAGTTGAACTGTGCTGAGTTAAGACCATAGTCCTGAGCTTGGCCTTGAGTATCCAAAGCTAAGCGTCCTTGGTTGAGTCCAAAGTCCTGACTATTGCTTAATTCAGCAAGATCTTGACTTCGCTGTGCTAATGCAAACTGTTGTTGAGCCATAGCATTGGCTTGATTCTGAGTCTGCTGTGCTAAACCAAAGCGATCCTGAGCTAGGCCATAGTCCTGCATCTGACCTTTCTCGTCTAACCTAAAGCGTTGCTGACCTAAGCCATAAGCCTGATCTTGCGTCTGTTGTGCTAAACCAAAGTTCTGCTGCTGTCCTTGAGAAGCTAAGTTGAATTGTGCTGCATTTAAGCCATAGTCCTGAGACTGTCCTTGTGACGCAAGTCCAAAGTTCTGAGCTTGTGCTTGTGTGTCTAACGCTAGACGAGCCTGTGACATTCTCTGGTCTTGTGCTGCCTGCTGGTTAGCTGATTGTTGCTGTGCAATACCAGCTTCAATCTCAGCGCCTTGGATACCAGCAGATAACATACCTTGACCTGAACCCATAAGGTTAGCGTATTGCTGCTGCTGTGCCTGTTGGTTCTGTGTAAAGCGTTGACTATCTAAACCAGCGACAGCCTGTGCCCTTGCAAAAGCATCATCAGTAGACTGTGAAGCTAAACCAGCAAGTGCTTGGGATTGTGCTTGGTTCATACCAAAGGCATCTGGTTGTACCATTCCACTATCAGCACCAGCGCCTACAGCTTCACCAGACAACCTAAGACCTAGGCGACCTGAGCCAAACATATCTTGCTTAGCTAATGCACGTTGTTGTGCAAAGGCTGGCTCAAGTAATGCTGAACGTTGAGCAAATAAGTCAGAGGCACGTTGGTCAGTATCCATGTTAAAGCTGAGTTGATCTGGAGCCTGTTGTGCATTACCTGCAGCTTGTGTCAACAAACCTTGACCTGAACCAACCAAGTTGCTTAAGCTTGAGTAAGGATCATTAAGTCTAGTAGTAGTACCATCAGCATCAGTAGTAGATGTACCAGTACCTGACCTAAATGTAACTGGCTTAAAGGTTCCTGAGTCTGCTGCACCCTTAGGTATAGACGCACCTGCCACTGGAGTAGATTGTGTGTCTAGCTGCATTGCTTCCGCTATAGGTGCTGTATTACCAGACACCATGTTTTGTAAGGACTCATATGCAGGTGTACCTCGTGGGGCTTGAGCCTGATATGCTTCTGCTGCAGCTATAGGAGCTTGAGCCTGATATGCCTGTGGCTGATAAGGTGTACCCTGAGCAGCTATAGGAGCTTGAAGTCCTCCTCCTTGGGATGCTAAAGCTTGATAAGGTGTACCTTGAGCAGCTATAGGAGCTTGAAGTCTTCCTCCTTGGGATGCTAAAGCTTGATAAGGTGTACCCTGAGCAGCTATAGGAGCTTGAAGCCCTAAAGGAGCTTGAGTAGACTGAGGTGCTTGAGAAACCTGAGGTAATAACATACCCTGTCGTGCTGCTATCTCAAAGGCTGCTGCTTTTGACTGTGGACGTGCTTGAGGTGCTTGAGGTGCTTGAGCATACTGAGGTGCCTGTGCTGCTTGATCATACTGAGGTGCCTGTGGTGACTGAGTAAGCATACCACCTGTGTTACCATACAAATTATCCTCAGGTATAGTAGCTTGAGGTGAGTTCCACGTAGGTGCATACTTATCGTAGGTTGAATCAGTATCTTTAGGTATCGTAGGTGCCCAATCTGGACGTTTTGCAGTTCCTGTAGGTATCGTAGGAGCCCAATCTGGCCTTGCTTGTACACCCTCTAGTGCATTAGCTGGAGCCCAATCTGGCCTAGGGCCGCCTGTTACAGGAGCGGAAGGAGCATAAGGATCTTTAGCTGGTACATTAGAAGCTGCTTTAGCGTCCTCTTGACGTTGCCATTCATCCATGCCTAAGAACTCTTGGTCACGAGCTATGTCGTAAGGAGTCTTAACATAAGCGTTAGGGTCTACATAGTTAGGGTCATAAGGCGCCCATGAAGGGCGTGCAACACTTGGGTCTATCTTAGATAACTCTATTTCACCTAGCTTGGCCTCTTCTGCGCCCTCAACAACTTCACCTGTGTGTGGGTCAACTGAAAATGTAGCCTCACCATCCCCACTTTGAATCTTGTTATCATCAGTGCTTATGTATTTGCCAGAGTTAGGAGGAAACTCTACGCCTCCTGTTTCACCATTACGAGGGTCGCCTCTTGCAGCAGGGTTTTTCTTGAAATAAGCTTCACGCGCCTGTTGAACTGTTTCTTTTACACTCTGGCCTGCTGGTACTCCTGCTTTAACTATTGTTCTATATTCATCAGCAATCTTATCATTCATCCCTAATGAAGTTTGATTCCAAAAGACTTTTGCTGCGCTAGTAAGCATACCGCCTACTGCTGATACAGGGCCACCTGCCTTTACAGTATTTGATACAGTTAGCGCTTTATCATAATTAGCTGGATAGTTAGCACCGCTTGAGCTTTTTGTTGTCTTACCATCACCTGTTCTAGTTTCATTACCTGCGTTAGCTTTTGCTTTATCGTTATTACTTACCGACCATGCTTGCGGCATAATTAAATCTCCTCAGGCCATGTAATTGTGTGTGGGAAACCTTCTTGAGTTGTTATGTCACGTAAGGTAGTCCTGTATGTTGTCATAGCTGAACTCATTGTAACGTCACTGCCTGCTGTCCAGTCTGTAGCTGCTAAGAGCTTGTTACGCTGCTCACGTACGCCTGAGGCTGCTTGTGCGTCTAAACTAGCAAGGTATGTAGCTTCGTTAGTTGCTTTGGTTACTATAGTTCCATCTTCGTCTGTAGTGTCGCTAAAGGCATCCACAAGCTCCCAAGCCTCTACCCAGTTGCCTAGAGAGTCTTGAGTTACACCATTAGAGCGTACAGCTTGTAATGAGGTCTTAGAGGGCTTAGGTGAGCTTAAGACAGGATCAATGTCCAATAGTGTACATACGTCTGAGTCCCATACTCGTGGGAATGAACGGTGCTTATTAGCTTGGCGAATCTCGCCTTGAGTGCTAATAGCTCCTGTGGTTTTATTTCTGTAATTCATAGTTGATAGTCCTATGCGATTGCTAAGTAAATATATGTGCCACTAGACACGTTGATGTTGGTTGCTGAGACTTGGTTAACTCCAAAGCCTGAGCTAACAGGGTCTACTGAGTCATCTGAGGTAACTTCGGCTGCTGTAGTGTTAAGGCTTAGGTGTGGGTCGTTGCCTGCGACTATGCCACGGGTTGTGTCCCACATAAACCAATCACCTGTAGCGTCAGTGCGCTTAATCATGATGAACCTAGCGCCTGCTGCGAAGCCACAGTTGATGGTTTGGCTTGATCCGTTTCCTGTGTAGGAGCCTACTTTACTGACTCCATCTAGTGAGGCGAATAGGTATGCTATGTATGTAGAACCAGAGGCATTTATAGATGTACTGGCGTTGCAAGTGAATAAGGTGTCGGTTGGTGTAGTATTATTCCATGTTGAAGTATTCCCGAAGCCATTAGATAAGTCTAAATATGCTTCTTTATTATTACCAACATCAGCGTGGTAAGCACTCCAATTAGTTACAGCACTACGCCTCTTAACCCAAATCATATCAGGCACTACACCCAAGCTATGGGCCACAGTCCTACCAGCTACACCCGTACCGCTATAAGCTACAACATCAAAGAAGCCTTTTGCTCGTTTCCACAAATACGCCAATTGGTCAGTGCTTACGCTTGTATTATCTGCAGCGCCATTGCTAAAATCCATAGAGTAATTAGTATTTGTCGCTGCATCTGCCGCTGATGTTGTTGGGTCTAGTGGTCGCAAAGTTAGTCTTGGTGTGGTTCTTATGAAGCCATTAGTTTTATTGAGAAACATAAACATATCAGCGGCAAACGGGGATCTGAAAGCTGGAGTTTTACCATCCCCTGTACTACCCTTAGTATCAACAGCAAACACATCAGTAGCACTCTCAGGCTCTACCATCATAGGTGCACGTATGGCCATGTAGATGTAGGTTTTACCAGAACCATTTACTCCGCCATTAGTGCCTGTCATTTGAAAACCTGTCGGAGTTAATGACATACCATAAGCTGTACCTGTTGATTCTGCACTACTCTGGTTAGCAAACAGCGTAGTAGTAGTTCCTGACGCTATACCCCTCATATTATCGTAAATAAACCACTCTTCACCCCCATGGCTGGAGCATTTTAAAAGCACATATTGAGGCTCCCAACCCAAGTCAATTACAGGGCCAGTAGAAGAACCATTACCCGTATAGCTACCACACTTAATCATCTGTTCTTCCGCATCCTCAGAAGAGTTGTCAGCGAATAGGTAGGCTACGTGAGTTTGTCCATTAGAATTAACATCACTGCCATTACCTATAGTAAAGACTGTACTGGTAGGCTCTGTGTCGTTTAATTCATAAACTCTATCTGCTGCCGCATCGGTATCGTTTAGGATAAGGGAGAAATTGGCAGTAAGGGATTTATGATACACCCGCCAAGTAGATACATTACCAGTATCTTTTATTATAATTAATCCGGGTGCTACGCCCAAGTCATGAGAAATCTCAAGCCCTGCAACTCCATTACCCGTATAGGTCACTATGTCAAAGAACTTAGGAGCCTTGCGGAATGTCCATGAGACTATTTCCCTACCCGACTCATTTAGGTCAATACCAGTGCCAGTAGAATAACCGTCACTATTAAAAGATGAGATAGTTCCAGAGCGTGTAACTTCCGCCCCAGTAGTGTTTGAAGATAGCCTTTTATCTAATACTCTCTCTGTGTCAAACAAAGCGTGACCAACTGAAAAACCTCTGTGTTTACCCCACACTAAACCACCTTTACCAGCAAGGTCTATACCGTTAGTAATTGTCTGTACTGAACCAGTACCCGTATACAAATAAGCACTAAAAACATCAGCGACATTAATCGCACCCCCACTAGGGTTAGTCCCTAATAACTTCTTTTCAATAGTCATTAAGCCATACCTATTCCGCTAGCAACACCGTACCATGTAGTACCACCGTCACAGGTTACAAAAGTTAATATATCAATACCTGCTGCCGTTAGTGTAGGTGCAGTAGCTACAGGCCAGTCCACACTTGAGGGCCAAGTCACTGTAGCACTGCCACCATTCGTGAGTATAAGAGTAAAAGCTCCTGCTGTGCCTGAGGCTGGAGGGTTAGCAAAAGTAAGCGTCTGTGAACCTGAGATAGTCTTAGTGTGTACGTTACCTAACTCTAAGTCTACTTCATTAGCAGCCATAGCTACTTTAGTTTCACCGTAGTCTTTAAGCACTGGGCGTTGAATAATGTTGTCTGCAGCTACTACGGTGCCCGATAGAGTACCTCCGGCCTTGGGTAGTGCAGCGTCAGCCGTAGCACCATCGGCAGCAACGTCACGACCATCAAACGTACTGTTAGTGGTAATGGCTCCAGTCATTGCACCACCAGCCTTAGGTAGAGCCTCAAGAGCCACGTTAGCTGTAGTAGTTAACACAGCGTCACGTGTAGCTATATCAACACCGTCAAAGGTGCTATTGGTAGTGATAGCGCCTGTCATAGCCCCGCCTGACTTAGGTAGTGCTGCGTCTGCTGTAACACCGTCCGCTGCTACATCCCTACCATCAAATGTACTGTTAGTAGTGATAGCGCCTGTCATTGCACCACCAGCCTTAGGGAGTAAGCCGGATAAGTCTACATTGCCTACAGCAGTAGCAACAAAGGCAGTAGTAGCTACCTGAGTAGTGTCTGTGCCTGAGCTAGCTGTAACTGCACTGACTACTCCAGTAAACGTAGGTGCAGCTAAGTTAGCTTTGGTAGCTGAGGCCACTGCAATAGCGTCAAACTCTACATTAAACTCAGTACCTTTGATAGTCTTGAGTGGGTTACCTGAGGCTAGGGTATCCTTAGTTGCAAAGTTAGTTGTTTTGGTATAGTTTGACATTTAAAGTACCTTGCCTTGTTTAGCGTATATGGTTAGCCTCTGTAAACTCATAGGAGAACCGTTAATTTCAGCACTAAAGCTTATCTGTAATATGTTACCTGAGCCTTGTGCTGGTGAAGACTGGTCGTTAACTAGTATGCCTCCTGAGTATTCAACTAAAGCAAACTCAGATATATTAAACTCTGAGACTTCACTAGCGTCTAAAGTAAATGTCTCAGAAAACAAAGCAGGTTTATACTCGTAACCTACCTGTAGCGAAAAAGTTTGACCAGAGACACCTACTGTTGTTGCTGTTACTCTTTTAACTATCTTGTTTACATCCGGCATTTCTAGGTCAAAGTAGTTGCTAGAATAAGCCATTAAGTAAGCTTCACCATTATCTCTGTTAGCAGTATAGGTTGCAATACCGTCTACCTGAGCAAAGAACAACTCTGAGCCTACAGAAAGTAAACCTTTGTGAGGTATGTTGTTAGGCCAAAGTGTTACCCTAAAAGAACCATCCTGTAGTGGTGTTCTTGTGTCAAAACAAAAGGTCTGTAGTGTCGTAGGAAACGTAAGTAAGTAGAAAGCGTTAGTAGGTGAGTAGACTGATTTAATATTAGCTAAAGTTTCAAACTCAAGTGCTTGTATAATGTCGTCACGTACATTCTTAGATATGTCTCGCATTGGTTGAGACTTCTCTTGTATTGTACGACTCAATGAACGTACACCTGTGTTACTTAAGAACAGTATGTCCTCACCAGTGCTTTGTACAGAGTCCCTAGCAATACAACCTACACCCTCAATGACTTCTACTAAAGTTAGGCTTGCGGTAGTCATACCTGTCTGGAAGTTATCACCATCACTATAGATAATAATATTGTTCTTACAAAAGATAATTAAGAATCCGTTGTGTGCGCCTAGGGATACTATTTCATCCATTCCTCTAGTTAAGACACTAGAGATATCTATAGAACCTGCTGTGCCTGTGTTCCAGTCAGTACCGTCAAGTATGTCACTAAACCACACTGTAGTCTTGTTAGACGTTGTATCCGCTATCCACAAGCGACCATAGGCAGCTAAGACTGTATTGGCTGGCTGTGAGCCTGTAGTAGCATCAGCGTGTACAGATATTGTTTCAAAGGTATCAGACCCACCATCATTAGTATAAACTAAAGGTAAGTAGCCTCTTTGAAAGAAATAGTGGTGATCATTTAATGTAGCTGATTGCCAGTTACCTGCTGCTATAGTGTCTGAGGTAGTCAACGAAAGAGCCGTAAGTGCTGTAGTACCTTTGTAGAATGTAGTATCATTCCAGCTTAGGCGTGTAGTGGCTCCAGTAATATCTATAAAGTTAGACAAACCTTCTAAGTTAAGCCCTACGTTATCAGCATCTACACCACCTAAGGAATCTGTAATTGTTTCCCATCCCTTACGGGCACTTAAGCGGCCTTGCTTATCTATGACTGAGTTATCAGCCTTAAGAGCAAATCCCTCTTGTAAGGTTACACCAGATTCCTGAGTGTTTAGCCCGTAGAACGCTGGTGCTTGTATTGAGGAAGCTATTAACTGTTTAGCCATGTTATGAAGCCTCCCACACCAACGCCTGAGGGTCTTTACCTGCGTCCAGTGATATTGAGTCTGATAAGTACGCTTGAGCTAGTGCCTTAGCGGATACAGCAGATACACCCCCGTCTTCTCCACGTTCCTCTACTGCCATAGCGTAGGCTAGGGCTTGTACAGGCAGGAAAGGCACCTTAATGGTAGCGGAGTCTGCTAAAGAGTCTGGAGAGCGTTTAAGCACCTTCACGGGGATAGCGTAAGTTCCATCTGGAATAGGATACACTTGTATCTGTGTGTCGCCATTAGAGTCTAAGCCAGCAAAGGTGTAATTGCTTGGCGTACCTGAGGCTGGAGTGTTGTTTAGGAATACGTTATCAAACCAAAGAGGTGATTGGTAAGTCATAAAGTTATTGCCTGTGTCGTTAATAACCGCAAGAACTGTAGTCTTATCCCCTGATCCTGTAAGCACGTAAGAATAAACACCAGAGCTTGTTGTTACGTTTATAGTCTCACGTAAGTTAGACCAGTTCCATGCGCTTTCTACGTACTCAATAGCGTCATGTACAAAAATACCTATGAGCTTAGAGTAGCTATTATCAGCTATGGTAACAATCTCTTTTTCTCGTAAGCGTATTAAAATGTTATTTACTAATTCTTTATATGTTTTCATTTAGCCCTGCCATTTAGTTTTTCTACTGTTCTAAGACCTGCAAGACCAAGCATTGCTAAAGTTAACTCAAGCATTGCATCCAAGGGTAACTCAGGACTACCTATCTCCGGTACTAACCACTGTAATACTGGGTTAATAACAAATGCAAACAAGAAGCCCATGCCGCAAACCCACATGAGAAAGGGTCTAGCTCCAGCCACAAAGATAGACCTGTGACCTGCCTGTACCTTGTTTATCTCAGCTTGCATAAGTGCTGGCTTAAGTGCTAGCCTTTGCTTTAGTAAGTCTCCGTGAGCTTTCTCTTCATCGGAAGTAAATACACTATCTATAATATTACCAATAGCTTCTATAGGTTCAGCAATAGAGCTGCCACCACTAAACAAACTACTTAAGATACCCATGTTATTAACCTCTCACGGAGTAAGCTATAAAAGATAAACCAGCAGCTAATACAATAAAGAATACACGCTCTGCAATTCTAGTGGCTCCTGAGTTCTTAATTACCTCAGTCTTTATAGAGTCCATACGTTCACTGTGGTTGTCTAGTCGTTTGTCTTGTGTAATGTTATGTGTGTATAGACCGTCTAGCTTTGTGTCGTGTTCTATGAGCATAACCATAGCATCAGCCAGCTTGTCGAGCTTCTGTTCTAACCTATCAAATCTGGCATCCATGTTATTCATCTCAAGTACCAAGCAACCCCAAAAGCAGCAGCTATAATTAATATTAAGGTAGCCCCCACTTTGGAAGCTATCTCTAAATTGTCATAAAAAGCTTTATCACTGGCTATACGTCTACGAACCTTAACCTTCTCAGCTTCACGTAAGTTTCTTGTGTACTCAGCTTTAAATTTAATAAAGTCAGAGTATCCGTTTATTCTTTGTTTATTTAAAAGGAATTTAAGTTCAGATTCTTGTCTTGCTAACTGCTCTCTAGCTTGAAAGGCTTCAAGTACATTGCCCTTGTTGCTAGCAGCTTTAACTGCTATTGCTTTCTCTGCCTTAAAATACTTACCAACTGCGTCACCTGCGTCTAGCAACTGTTTGCCGTTAGTTAGTGTAGTCTTAATAACCTTAAAAGCAGCATTGGCTATAGCTAGTTCTGCTAACATATCCATAACCTCTTTGAGTAAATAGCTGTAAGCTCGTAAGGAGCCTTAGGAGGCTGTACGGGCCTATAGTCTACCTCACGTATTACCTGAGGCTCTACAAGCCGTACAGAGCCTTGTGGAGCCTGTGAGGGGCATAAGTGAGTAGGATAAACCTCAGTTACTACAGGTATCACTATTTCTTAGGTTTTTTAGCTTTCTTAGCGGCTGCTGCTGATTTCTTACCTGCTGCTGTATATGGGTACTTCTTACCGTTAACTGTTGGCATAGTGTTTCTCTCTAGGTTAGGTTATACGCTTCTTACGTCTTGTACACAAAAGGCTACTGTAGTGCCTTTGGCGTTTAGTTTAGTTACTGACTTCCCTATTAATGGATGTGTTGTTAAGTAAAAGTTAGCTAGTTCGGTTATTTGAACTATCTCTTGCTGGCAATCAGCTAGGCTGCTAAATTCTGCTACTACTACGGGAGGGCGGGAGGTAATACCTGTTGACAACATTACTGCTATTGCTAAAAAATACATTACTACCTCATGTTTAAAAATAAAAAAAAGGAGCCTTAAGTTACGAACAAAAGGCTCCTATTATTATTCTAAGTTAAGTTTAACCGTTTACTGCCATGATGAATCCAGTCTCAGGACGCAACACTTGAGTACCATACAAACGGTCAGCAGTGTACAAGGTTCCTAAGAACTCTTGCTTGTACTGTGTTTGAGAGCGTACACCCTGTTGTTCCGCAAGTACCATAGTATCCTTATGGCCTAGTAAAGCACCTCGGATAATACCACCTGAGGAAGCTCCGTTTTCAGCAGCAGTTTCAAGTACAGGGCAGTTGGTAGATACATAAATATCAATACCGTACAATTCACCAATCTTACCGTTTACAACACCTTGACCATTCACAAAGTCAGAGCTTACGTAGCGGTCGACACCCATGATAGCATTACGCATTACAGGTGGGATAACTAAGAAGCGTCCGTCCATCGGTGCGTCTGCGTCATCAAGCTTCTGTACCATATCACGTAAGAAGCTATCAGCAAATACGTCAGCAGGAACAACTGTGTCAGCACTATATGCTGTAGTGCCTGTGGAAGTGTCATTGTAGAACGAGGCAGAGGTAAAGAAGTTAGAACCATCACCATTACCAAAGCTTTTACCAAGTGTAAACAAGTCATCATCTACTTGCTTGCCTAGGGCGTAGCCAGCATCACCAGTATAGAACTGACGTAGGGAAGCCAAGGCTTGTACGTTAGTAATATCTTCAATCATGCGTGAGTATTCAAAGTGCTTGTTAATTGTTACTAGGACTTCGGACTCAGTAGCGTTTTGGATAGTAACTGCTGTGTTCTCTGCCTTAGCACTTGCAACACCACGAGTAGGCTTAGGGATATGGATAGTATCGCCTTTCTTACCTTGCATTGCAATCTTTTTAGTTAATGGAGCTAGTACAAGTGATTTCTCGTATGCAGCAATTACTTCATCTGACCAAATTTCGGGGATGAATGAAGCTGCGGAAGTGTTATCTACTGTACCCGTTTGATTGGGATATGTTGAAGTAGCCATTTTAAATTTCTCTATATATAAGGTTATTTAACCCGTTTCTCTGCGTATGCCTTTTGTATATCGTCAGAGAGCGCTAAGTAGCGGTCGGGATCAGTTTTCATAAGTTTAATAATATCAGCGCGTCTGTAGATTTTCTTGGAAGTGCTTGAGTCGGGGTTACCACGAGTGTAACCTGTTGACCCGTCCTTGACAGCCCTCTGTCTTCCATTTTTTTCTGCCTGTATTGTCTGCCGTATAGCGCCTGAACGATCCTTCCATAAGGAGAATAATTCATTAGCCGCCTCTACGTCAAAGTGCTGATCTGCCGCAATAAACATCTTTGTCCTAATGTTAGAAGCTTGAATCCACTCACCGAACTTAGGATCTGATACGATCTCTTGTAAGTCTGGGTGACCTTCTTTCAAACGAGCCATAGAGGTTTGCTTGTGATAAGCTCTCGTTGACTGTTCTGCTGCTCTAACTGCAGGATGATTGTCTATAGCGCGGCTCATAGCCTTTTCAGGGTCAGAGTAAAAATCTATGTCTTCATCTGTGTTGTCAGTGGCCTGTGTAGGCTTCTGATCATTGAGTTGTGTGTTGATATAACTATCTACAACATTACGTAAGTCACCTACTTCTGAGCTTTGACGACCTAATAGCTTCTCAGCTTCTTGGTGCATCCTAACTACATCTTCTAACGACTTACCGTTGTATTTGTCGGGTACTTGTGATTGAGGCTCTTGATAAGGTTCAGGGTTGCCGTGGTTAGGTTCCTGTTCCATTTCTGATCCTACTTCATTCATACCTTCTAAGCTATCAAAACGCTCACTATTTAAGTCCTCTTCTTCGAGGATAACTGCTGCCATATTAAACTCCGTACCTTAGTATTATGGAGAAATTGAAAATGAAAGCTCCTATGAATTAGGGTTAGCTTTCTCTGCTTTTGCTCTACTACGTTCATGGTCTTTAGCCCACTTTAGCGTTGCACCTGCAAAATCGCCAGAGAAAGGTTCTAAGATAGGTCGTGGAGAGCTAAGTTGTCTGGTCGCATAGGCTTTACAGGTTTTACACAATTGTGTGTCTGGCGAGCCTTTGACCATGTGTTCATTAACGTGCCCTAAGGCACATTTGTAGTCATAATATCTATACATTGACGTAGGATTCCTCTAAGGATTCTTCTTGTCCTACGCGAGTAGTCTCTTCAAGGTTCAGTATGCTACCTAAGATGTTAAGTTGACCCTTACGGAAGTAAAGGTCTTTATCGTCTTTGGTGCTTTCCACTGAATTAATGATAGGAAGACTGTCAGTTAAGTCTTTAATGAGAGTTTGCCACCCCTTTGTCCTAAAGAGGTCGTTCATATCTCTAAAGTAAACTTCTAATTCTTTATCTGTCATTTATGGTGCCCATTATAACATATTTTAGCCAAAATGTCAAGTTAATTAATTATTTATCTTTACTTTTAGCTTTAAGTGTGCTAAGGGCTGCTACTTCTGCCTCTAGCTTGGCAATACGTTCTACCAAAGCAGCATAACTACTGTTAACTTGAGAAACTACCTCTTCTAGTTCTTTATTACTTACCATTGCTTAGGTTTCCTATGTAAATGTTTATACCAAAGGGGTTCTAGATACGTTTGACTGAGAGTCACGTTGCTCTGTACGCTCCTTAATAGCAACCTCACGCTCCTTTAAGATACTTTCTGATACCCTCATACGCCTTTCAAACTCTTTATCGTCGTTGTCTCCGGCTTGTAGGTTAGTTGTAACTGCTTTGATACGAGCAATCTCAGTCTCAGCAGGTACAGCTTGGGCTTCTGCGGCAAGCTTCTGTGCCCTTGCGTTGGACTCTTCTGCTTGTGATGATAGAGCGGCTGTCTGTGATGCTTGGAAAGCCATTTGTGCTGCTTGAGTTTCTTGTGCTGCCTTAGCTGCCTCAGGGTTAGGTTTAGCTGCTTCATCAATAAGACCAATAAGCTCTTCACGGTTAGTGATGTTCATGTTATCGACAATAGACTTAAGCATGATAGGGTAATAGGGCGTGTCCTTGCCCATAGTTTGTAGTAGTTGTACTAACTGACTGACTTCATACTCTCTTGCGATAATACCTAAGGTAGACGTAGCATTGAACTTGTAGTCCGACACAGGGTAAAGCTCAGGCTCATACTGCATATAACGCCAAGCTGCTTTCTTCACAAATGGTATCAGGAAAGATTCTTGGAAGTTAATTAAGGTGCGCTTGTGTCGCTTAATTATTGCACCCAAAGACATAGATATGCCAGCAGCAGTGGCCTCACCGTTAATAGAGCCACCAACACCAGAAGAGTCAACTGCGCCTGTAGATTGCTGTACCATTGACTGTAGTGCCTGAGCCTGAGCAAAGGTTATTTGGCTTACGTTGCCAAAGTTGAAAGGGTTAATTATCTCACGGGGGTCACCATTGGTTAACAATAGTTTACCTGCTCGTATCTCAGGCTTTGTGCCCCGTGGGATTCGTGTAGCGTCCATTGCTAGCATAGGGTGTACTGTAAGCGCCAGAGCGTCTATACGTGCCCTAAGCTCTGCATCAAGAGCCTTTTGACTGTTGTAGCCTTTCTCACACACACCACGACCATAGAAGCGACTAGGTACTACGTCCCAAGGAAACGCAACTACAGGTCTATCCTTCATCATGTATGGACTAGCTTCGGCCTTGAGTAAGTGGCCCTCGTTAGCAATGATAACTACAGCTTCGACATAATAGCCTTGTGCGTCCTCTTCGTCTAAGTCATACTCTAATTCTTTCTCAAGTAAGTGGCGAGGCACTAAGCCATAGTATTTAGTTAAGCGTGTCTTGTCGTCTTGGTAGACAGTAAGGTCAGCATCAGCTTCTAGGTTAAAGTCTTCACCAGCAGAGCCTATGGATACATCACGGTAGACTCCTTGCTCTTGAAGTTGTTCTACTATATGTGTTCCGACAAATTCATCAATGGCTACACCTAGAGCTTCTTCAATGTTAGTAGCTGTAGGGTCAATTCTAAAGTTTTGTGGTAGGATAGGACGTAAGCGTACCATAGTGCGTTTGGTTACTGTAACACCTACAGCTTCCATAGCCCCATCCATGATTTGCTCAGTTGAGGGTTTCATTTCGTTGACTTCCTCTAAGACAACCTCACCTACTCCATTACCAAATACAGCAGAGTTGATAAGACATTCAGAGACATCTCTACGTACCTTAGCTAAGTCAAAGTCTTCGTGTAGCTTCTTACGTAAGAACTGAATGTCTTCAGTCTCAGAATCGCCTAGGTTATCTTTAATGTCAAAGTAAGTGCCACGACCAAAGGTAGCCTCTTCTATCTCAGCTACGTTAGACTCTACGGCTTGCTGTAGTGCAGGAGCTATGATTTGACTACGTTCTGCTTGGCGTGTCTTGTCTTCTGCTGCCCACTGTCCACGCCATAACCTGTAGTATTCTTGGTGCTTTACAGCGTAGTTGTTTTCATAATAGTCAGCCCAATCGTCCACTTTTGTCATAACCCAGTCTTCAAGTGACTGTTCAATAATAATAGGGTCAGTAGATTCGTTGTTATCTAAATATTGCTTCATAAGGTTAGTATCCTGAAATTGAGTCTAGGGCTTCAAAGTTATCTAACTCTTCAAAGTTACCAGCGTAAGTTACCTTAGCTAGTTGGTCAATGTAAGCTAAAGAGTCTACCAAGTCGTCGTGGGTTAGAGGGTCGGGAAAGGCAAAGAGCTGGTCTAAGAATATAGGGTGCCAGTCTTTCTTCTTCTTGTTGAGGGTAATACGTCCATGCTCAAAGCGTCCCTGTAGTGACCACATTATACGGTCAGTCTTACGTTGGTTACCGTGAGTCAGTTCTTCCACTCTAAAGTAAAAGTTCTGTCTTTTCATCATATCCATAAGTGGAGACATAACAGCTTGTTTGGATATTCCTTTCTCTATACCAATGCTCATAGGTTTGTAGTCTTTAACTACTTGGAATATCTTCTTTGCTGTATCGTCTAAAGTCCATCTGCCATGTATAATATCTTCGACAAACCAACCTTCTTCGGTTACAAATACAATTGATATAGCCGAGGAATCTAAACGTGAAGTGTTACCTTTCTTCTTAGATACGTCTTGGAAGCCAGCTAAGTCTATAGCGACATAGTAGTCTCCATCCTCTGAGGCAGGTTTAGTGCCAAAGTTAAGCCATTCCTCCTTAAACATCTCAGAGCCTTGGTTTTTAAAGCTAGCCATAAACTCTTGTTGGAAAGCATGACTTGACATAGACTTCTTAGCTACATCTATTTCCTCAGGGTCTAAGGTTTCATTATCGTAACTTGTGAAGTGCCATGCAGTAAATGTAAGGTCATCATCACCAGACAACTCAGCATACTTATATAAGTCATAGAAGTGGTTACGACCCTTAGGTGTGCCTATAAACAAACAGCCACCCTTTTGGTCAGCCAAAGCAGGACGTAGTATCTCTTCAAATACCTCTGCTTTCATATCGGCATACTCGTCTAACACTAGAAACTTAAGACTTACTCCACGCATAGTGTCGGGTCTATCGGCTCCCTTAAGACTTATGGTAGAGCCATTTATTAAGGTTATTTGCATATTGTTAATGTGTGCACTTCGGACGACAGGGCCGCCTAGTTCGACTAACAACTTCCACATAATGTCTCTAGCTTGCCCTTGTGTAGGTGCAACGTAGAAGACATGAGAGTTAGGTAAGTTAGCTTGTAATGCATTGACTATAAGAAGCCAAGCAGCTAGACGAGACTTACCACACCTTCGACCTGCGGCTACTACTCTAAAGCGAGTATCATCAGCCCAGACTTTCTTTTGCCAGTCTAAGAGCTCTATAGTTAAGTCGCTCATATAACCTCGTACTCCGCATCACTTATGTCTTGTTCTTGAGAGCCAGAGATTTCTGGGGTGCCGACACCAGTTATGTTTATCTGGATGCTACTCTTACCACCGCCCTTAATGATTTCTTTCTCAAAGGCTGCTACAGGTGCGACTCTATCCATGACAAGCTTCCATGCACTAGCTTGGTTCTTATGTTCATTGTCTAAGGCTGCATCAAAGATAGCATCTAGCACTTTAGCTGACTTAGGACTAGCTAACATCCTAGCTTTGTATTCATTAATTATTGTAGCATCACCTTTGGGTCGACCAATAATACCTTTAGGTTTCTTAAGTGTTGACTTGGGTGGCCTACCTTTTCTCTTAACTACTTTAGTGTCTTCGGAAACTTTAGAGTCTTTAGTTGTAGACAAAACAATTACCTCTTTGTTGAGATTGCTTTAACAACTTAAGTGCCTTAAGTATACTTAAGTTTCCTAAAGCTCTTTAAGTTGATACTTTAATTATAAATAAAGGATAAACCTAAAGAGCTTATAGTTGACTTAAGTACACTTAAGGTTGTTAAGCTGCTTTAGAACATAAGTCTATTATAACATATTTAAGGCTAAATGTCAATACATTTCTAATGTTTCTTTTGTTAACTTATGTAACTTAAGGTTACCTTTAACCTTTATTCTACAATAGTTGTTAAACCCTTGTCTACTGTAGGTCTACTCCTGTTTTCTTTTAATTTCTTTTATTGACTTTTATGTCTTTTGTTAACTTAAGGCCTTGGGTTAACTATCGGCTACCTAAGGCAGAAAGTCAAATGACTCTTTAGTAAACTTAAGTGCCTACCACAAGTAACTCAGGATAACTCCACGCCCCCGACCCCCAACTTTGGTCAAACTATGACTAACTCAAGGCCTTTGGTCACCTCGTGACTAACTCAAGGCCTTTAGTCACGCCATGACTCACCAGTCTAACTCAAGGCCTTAGGTTGACATGAGTCTACCAATGTGCCAGGCACTTGAGTTTACTTAAGGCCTTGAGTTAACATAAGGCACTTGAGTTAACATAAGGCACTTGAGTTGTCAACAGTTAAAACTATTGGGTTTACTTGAGTTATAGAAGTTGACAAGTGTATGCCAATGTGGGTGCCTCCAGCTAACTAATGTTAGCTAATGTTAACCAATGTATTGACATTCTCTTTAGGTTGTGATATATGAAGCACCCTTTGTTAATGCGTGTGCGCGCGAGTAACATACTTACTTAGGTTGTGTCAAGTTTATTGTGTATTGTGACTGATTAGTCAGTCGAGCACCTATTTATTAGTAGTGATAATATAGTCATGTAGTTTGCAGTTAAGGGCATCAGCACAGGCCCACATTAATTAAGAGTAAGGAGTAGGTAACATGAAAGCATTATCAGACCTAACACCACAAGATGTTCTATACGCCATAGTTTGTAAGGACGCTCGTAGCTATTCCAATTTAAACACTCAAGGAGAGAAGTTTCAAACCATACAAGATTACGTTTTCAACTCTACACACTGGTATTTTACGCCTAGAAGCAGCTCACAAGCCGCTGTTACTATGCGGCAGATAGATGCAGCACCTAAATGGTTTATGATGGATGCAATTCTAAACGCTTGTGAAAATTGGGAATTTTCAGAGGATGACCGCACATTTATGGAGTATGTAGGCGCTTCAATGGGTGGTATAGCAGAAGAGTACACAATTAAGGGCTACCCTGTAAAGTAGCAGCATAACCTAACTATAGCCCTAGCAATAGGGCACAAAGGAAATACAATGACTACTCAACTTACCCCACGTGAACAAGCAATAGTATTAGCACATATTAAACTATTGAACTCTTATGGCACCCCAAACTACTGGCCTGCTAAGGTAGCATTTAACTTGTTACGAGCTAATAAATAATTAAACCTGTTGCTTTACCCTAGGCCTTTAGCTACAATAGAGGCCTAGCTTAAATCAACCAACAACAAAAGAGACTAAATATTATGGGCGCACTAATGCAAGGGCCAAAGGCCAAGCCAGTTAAACAGCCAGCTATACTAGGTTTTATTATGTACGAGGGGCCTAGTGTCTTAGACCCCACACGTAACATTGTTTCTGTTATGACCTTTAAGACTAGCAATGATAAAACGGGCAACATGGCGCAGCTTTGGATACTAGACGCGGGAGACTTAAACCCCCTTGAATTATCTAAGGCTCGACTAGATGCCAGCATTTGTGGTAATTGTGTCCATAGGCATAGCAATGGTGGTGCTTGTTATGTCAACCTTGCACATGCGCCCTTGGCTATCTATAAGGCTTACAAGCGAGGCCGTTACACTCATTTTGATGCAACTAAACATGCTCATTGGATAACCACTAGAAAAGTACGCTTAGGTGCGTATGGCGACCCCTCAGCTATGCCCTTTGCTATTGTTAACTCTATTGTTAAGCTAGCTATTTCTCATACGGGTTATGTGCACCAATTAGCCCATCCTAACTTTGATATGCGCTTTATTGATATTTGCATGGTCAGTTCAGATACACCCAAGCAAGCCCTAAAAGCTCAGGCCTTAGGTGCCCATACGTTTCGAGTAGCATTAGCAGGTGATACACTAGCAGAGGGCGAAGTAGAGTGTCTAGCAGATAGTAAAGGCCTGAGCTGCTTTGATTGTGGTCTATGTGATGGAACAAAAGGTAACGTAGCTATTACAGTACACGGCTCAAGGGCTAAACGCTTTAATAGTAAAATGATAAATTTAACCGAGGTGGCATAATGCTAGAACAGGATCAAGTGACAATTCCCAAAGCCTATTTAGCTTTACTCGAGAAGCATAGCGAATGTTTGCAAAGCATTGAGGACTTAGATATACTGACTCAATTTGAGTGGCTAGCGGTCGCAGAACTAACCAAGGAGCACAAAGCATAATGCTAACCTTTGAAGAGTACCAGACACAAAACCTAGCCCTAGACTTAAGTCTATACTTAACGTCTAAGGCTTTACAAGAGTTACGCCAAGGGCACACAAGCGCCCTAGGTTTAGTTTCAGATCAACTGCGCACCAGTGTATCCTATGTAAAGGCCAGCGCCGCATACGCTCAAGCCTTTGGCGCTAGTAGGGCCTTTAATGGCTCAATGCCTAAAGAATACAAACGCAAGAATAGTCTTATTAGAAGAAACTTAAGTATAACAAAAGCGAGTAACGAATAATGATACACAAAATTAAACGAGCGTACACCTTAAGCCCTCAAGCAGATGAAAACGCTAAAATCACAATGGCTAAGGCATATCACGCGGCATTAGTTAAACGGGTAGCCTTAAGCTCAACTAAAGCGAGTAAGCCATAATGATAACCCCTAACACTAAAGGCACTAAGACACTAGCGCAAGAGCTTCAACCAAGCCCTCCAGTAGCCCGTAAACTTAGGCGTACTACTAGGGCAGATATTATTGTAAACACCTTAGGCGGCTTATTTGGAGCCTTGGCGGTGGTTGCTTGCGTTGTCGTAGCATTTGAGGGGAGCTTGGGGTTATGATTTTATTTACAGGTTACAAAAGCAAAAAAGAATTAAAGGCTAGTATTGGCGAGCCTTTAAAATATCAGGATACGGGTATGTTTGGTTATGACTATGTAAGCAATGGAACCATAGTGGGCGCTCATAGGCCGTTAGTTACAGGCCTTAAAGGACGCGAGTTTTTCGCTAGCGTAACAATGGCTAACAATATAATTGTAGGTGTGAAGTAAAATGAAAACTAAAATAACGTACACTTTGGACGAGCAAGAGTTATACAGGCAGCTACTAGAACTTAACTATTCTCAACCTTATATAACGCTTAACGACATAACAAAGGCAACGCGCCTTGTACGCCCCAAATTAATGCCTTTACTGGACGCTTTAGAAACCAAGGGCAAGCTATTGGTAGGCAGTGAAGAGGTCTTAGGCAGCCTTATACGAACCCATACGCCTATAGTTAAAGGCAATAACGCCTATGGCTACCCTAGCGATGAATTTAAGTTCAATGACTGGATGGGCTTTCAGATATGATACAAATAATACAGGATTTACTGTTAATAACTGGTATAATAACTAGCTATACTATTGGCGCTATAGCGATAGTCAGCGTGATATCAACCATAGTGGCATTAGTAGTAGTTTACTTTTCTAAAGATAAAGAGGTGTAACATGAGATGCGCGAGTTGTGATTCAGTTTTAAGTGACCACGAACAAAGCAAGAAGGATAGAGAAACAGGTGTTTTTCTAGATATGTGCAATAAGTGTTTGACATTTAACGCCCATGCAGAATATAATTACTCTATCGACTCAGGCACTATAGACCTTAGCGATATTATAGGAGAAAAATAATGCCTAACTCAAAATTTAGCATTGACCTTTACGTTTTAGACCAGCCAGTATTGACTGAGTTACAAGTCGAATGGGACTATACGCCTCAAGGTGAGATATGTGTTGAAGACTTATACGCATATCGTACAGAGGTAGACAGTAACGGTCATATGAGCTACGATAGACTACCTAGGTGGCTAGAAAGGCTTATAATTAAACATGAAATTGAAGAGTATAGTGAGGAAATTGAAAATAATGTCAATAATTAGTAAATAAAGCTTGACAGGTTCTAGGGTAGTGTGTATACTACCTAAGAACAAGAGGCAATACTTTAAGTTTATATTAATTATAAACTAAAGGGCATAAGGTTTACTTAAGAGTCTAAAGGCACTTAAGTATACTTAAGTAATAGACCTATTTGGTCATAATAGACAATCTAAATTAATAGAGTGAGTATAATATGAGTGTAATTTCAGGTAAGGCAGCGTTTGTTAATTTAACAGAGTTTGAAAGCTATCAGGGCCAGTCTACGGGCAAATACAGTATTGTCGTGACTTTAGATAACCCTAGCGCTGAATTGCTAAAGGGTCAAGGTGTAAAGGTACGTCTATACGAGGAAAGCCACCAGCGTAAGTTTGCTAGTAAGTTTGATACACCTATCTTTGATATCAATAACGACCCGTTTATAGGTACTATTCCTAGGGGTTCTTTGGTCAAAGTACAGTATACTTTAGGTCAGGAGCATCCAGTTCACGGTATCACCCCTTACTTAGACAAGATTCGTGTCGTAGAGCTTGCAGAGTCAGATACAGACGAAGACTTCTAAAGGCACTTAAGTTAACCCCTAGGCCTACTATTCCCCAGTGGCCTAGGGAGCTTATACGGGCTTACAGGAGCTTACAGGAGGTATAAGGATGCAGGATAGAGTAGAGAGTACTTTTGTGAAGCATGGGCCTTGCGGCTCATGTGGCTCACGAGACGCTAACGCTATATATAGTGACAACCATTCCGTTTGCTTTAGCTGTAACGCTTATAAGCATGGTGACGGTTCAATAGTTCAACCTAGCAAGACTAGAGCGAGGCCTTTAGAAATGACAGGCACAATAGCAGCAATACAAGACCGTAGACTAAGCATGGACACATGTAAGAGGTATGGTGTAACAGTAGAACAAGGGCCAGATGGTAGCATTATTAAACATCACTACCCTTACCATAACCAAGAGGGCACACAAGTATTAGGAACTAAGGTTCGCAATGTAGCCACCAAAGACTTCTACGCTACAGGCAACCTAGGCGAGGCTGGTTTGTTTGGTCAGCAAGCTTTTGCAGAAGGTGGTAAATACATAACTATAACTGAGGGTGAAATAGACGCTATGGCAGCGTTTGAAATGAATGGTGGCTTCCCTGCCGTTAGTATTAGGTCAGGAGCCAATAGTGCAGTTAAGGACATTAAAGCCAGCCTAGAGTATCTAGAGACGTTTACTAACGTGGTTATATGCTTTGACAATGATGAGGCAGGCATTAAGGCAGCAGCAGCCGTTCTACCGCTCTTTTCACCACGTAAGGCTAAGGTATGCACCCTACCCCTTAAAGACGCTGGTGACATGCTCAAGGCCAATAGAGTACGTGAGTACACCAAATGCTGGTGGGACGCTAAGGCCTTTAAGCCGGAAGGTGTCGTTAGTTTAGGTGATGATGATGTATGGGATAAGTTCTTAAAGCGCGGTACTGAGGAAGTAACGCCACTACCAGCCAGCTTTGGCTCACTTAACGCAATGATGAATGGAGGTATAGCAGCAGGTGAAGTAACAGTAATTGGTGCCCTAACGTCCATAGGCAAGTCTACAATGGTTTATAACCTAGTTCACGGGATGTACGCAGAGAGCGCTAAGAAGATAGGTTGTGTGTTCCTAGAGGCCGATGTAGGCGAGACAGTAGAAAAGTTACTATCCGTTTATATGGGCACTAATATTGCCGATGTAGCTAGTGAGGATAGAGACTATAACCTCTACCATGAAAAGTACGATGAAATGGCAAAGAGTGACAAGCTGCATATCCTAGACCACCAAGGTGCATTAGAAGCAGATGAATTGTTCGCTAAGATGCAATACCTAGTCAAAGGTTTAGACTGTGACATTATCATTTTAGACCCGTTACAAGCGGCAGTAACCAGTAACGATAACGGTATCATTGATGCCTTTATGGACAAGTGTCTTAAGCTAGCTAAGAATACAGGTGTAAGCATTATCATTGTTAGTCACATGCGTAAGCCTAATGCTAAAAACGCACATGACGTAGGTGAATATGACCTTAAGGGCTCAGGTAGTATAAACCAGATAGCCTTTAATACAATACTATTGTCTCGTGACAAAATGACCGACGACGACTACGCTAGAAACTGTACTCAGGTTCAGTTAGTTAAATGTAGACGTACAGGCCGCACAGGTGTCGCTGGCTGGCTTTACTACGAAAGCAACACCAGTAGGCTAGTAGCTACTCAAGCACCCGAGGTGCAAGCAGCAAATCAACATGAGGACTTTTAGAGATAGGTAACTTATGACAAGACTCATATTTGACATAGAAACCAATGGCCTCGCGCCTACTGTAGTTTGGTGTATCGTTACCAAAGACGTAGACACTGGTACTATAGTAAAGTACGTGCAAGGCGAGTGGCAAGAGTTTAACAAAGCAATAGCGCAAGCTAAGGAGGTGATAGGGCATAACATTATAGGCTACGATATACCAGCATGTGAGGTTCTTTTAGGTACTGACTTTAGCCAGCCTAAGATAACAGACACTTTAGTTATGTCACGACTAGCTAACCCACAAAGAGAAGCTCATAGCCTTGCATATTGGGGCGAGCAGTTAGGTTACCCAAAAGGAGAATATAGTGATTGGACTTGTTATACGCCGGAAATGGTGGAGTATTGTATACAGGATGTATCAGTTAATGAACAGGTGTACATTAGACTATTATCCGAGCTTGATACTTTTGGAACACAAAGCGTTGAACTTGAGCACGAAGTACAGGATATTATCCAAAAGCAAGTACGAAACGGATGGTTATTAGACCAACCTAAAGCAAGAGATTTAGTAGCACAACTTAAAGAGAAATCATATGACCTTGAAGAAATTGTCCAACAAGTATTTTTACCTTTACCTACGTACATTAAGGAAATTGTTCCCAAGCTTAAAAAAGACCAAACCTACAGCATCGTCGGACTCAAGTTCTTAGGCGACAATTGGGAGCAAGTCGCAGGGCCATTTAGCCGTATTGACTGGCCTGTGTTCAACCTTGGTTCACGGCAGCAGATAGGGCGCTACCTAAAGCACTTCGGATGGAAGCCTAAAGTATTTACAGAGACAGGCCACGCCATAGTTTCTGAGGACATTCTAAAGAATGTCAAAGGCATACCGGAAGCCGAGCTTATAGCTTCTTACTTATTAGTAGGCAAGCGTATAGCACAGGTAAGTAGCTGGTTAGAAGCTGTAGAAGCTGACGGTAGGGTAAGAGGTTACGTTAATACTAATGGAGCTGTTACAGGCCGCATGACGCACAGTAAGCCTAACTTAGCTCAAGTGCCCAGTGCTAGCAGTTTGTACGGCCCTGAGTGTCGTGGGTGTTGGATTGTTGCCGAGGGTTACAAGTTAGTAGGTATAGACGCTAGTGGACTTGAGTTGCGTATGTTAGCTCATTACATGAATGACGCTGCTTATACTAACGAGATACTTAACGGTGACATCCATACCGCTAACCAAAAGGCGGCAGGTTTAGCTTCTAGAGATATTAGCAAGACTTTCATATATGCTTATTTATATGGCGCAGGTGATGAAAAGATAGGCTCTATTGCTGGAGGTGGCCGTAAGCTAGGCAAACAGCTCAAGGCTAAGTTCTTAGCAGGTACGCCAGCACTAGCTAACCTTAAAGATAACGTGGCTCAGTCAGCTTCTAAGGGCTTCGTAACGGCACTGGATGGACGTAAGATATTTATTAGGTCAGAACACGCTGCACTTAATTCTTTACTACAGTCAGCAGGCGCTTTAATTATGAAGCAAGCATTAGTTATCTTAGATAAGTACGCTAAGTTATGGAAGTTAGACTATAAGTTTGTAGGCAACATCCATGACGAGTTTCAGGTAGAGGTACTAGAGAGCCAAGCAGACAGGTTTGGTCAGTTAGCTGCTAGTTGCATAGAGGCAGCAGGCTTGCACTTTAATCTTAGGTGCCCGTTAGCAGGTGAATATAACATTGGGGATAACTGGTATGATACACACTGACATAATAGCGAGAGTAAAGACTAAACTATGGGAAGAGGAAGGTGAATTATGGTATAGACATACAGACGGGAAAAGACGTAAGTATAAAAGCAGACCTAAGACAAACAATGGACGTATGTTTGTAAATGGTAAGTACATATCACGGACGCACCCATTGTATAAAGCTGGTAGGTACAAATCATTCAATGACGCAGCCTTTAGCTCGTTTACCAATTACAAGCGAGTTAACAAAGGCGAGGTATACATTATAGTTAATGAGGCATGGCCTGAGTGGGTTAAGGTAGGTAAAGCTGTTAGTTCGTTAGACAGGTTAGCTAGCTACCAGACAAGCGCCCCTTTACGAGACTACAAACTGTTTTGCGCTGTACCTGTTGACAATAGGCATGAGTTTGAAGTTGATTGCCATGCAGCCTTAAAGAGCGCAGGACTAGACTTTAAAAATGAGTGGTTTAAGACTACACCTCAGAAAGCTAAAGAAATAATGGAGAAAGCTTATGAAGAAAGGTAAACCTTTTGATAAATGCTTTGTAGATGCTGACAGCTTAATATA